TCGATGTAAATATCTCCAATCTTTAGATCAGGAATGTAATTACGTTCTACCACGTAGGGCAGCTTACAAGGTTCATACTCATAAGCTATCCCACGGGCATTGAGGTTGAGTTGTACACGTTCTTCTAAGGTCGACCTAGAAGTCAGCGACATCAGCCAGCTCCTCTGTGGGGGACACAGGAGTGTTAGCTGCTTCGGTAGGCGGAGGAGCCACGAAGCCATCTTCCTCATCAAAGACACTAGCGGCACTGTTACCGTATTCCACTAGGTCAATTACTTGAACTGCTTTTAATCGTAATGACACACCAGCTTTCTTCGTACTGGCCATGACATAAGGGATTGGTTCAAAGGCTACCTTCACCCGTGATCCGTTACCGATAAGAATGTCATTGGTCATTGGAACTTTCTTAGAATCTAAGACAGCAGGTTGTTGCTCGTAGTACGTCCCATCTCGCTTCTGTACTTTAGCTTTTAACTTGAACTTAAACTCTACGTTACCTGTGTCATCACCTGTGTCACGATCAAACACTGGTTGGCATACATCTTGAGTGGTCAGCGTATTCTTTAGGCGAGGGTCTTGCTTGATCGCCTTGTTGAACTCAGCTTGAACTATTGCTTCTAGTTGCTCACTCATTGCGGCAGCTTGTGCTACTGGCATTTGTAGATTGATACTGAAGTCACCCAATGGGTTAAACTTAGTGTCAGGTTCAAACACCTTAGCCCAGAGAGCTGTGCCTTCTAATACTAATATATTCTTAGCCATACTTTATGTATCCTTAATAGTTAATAATTAAATGTGTTGGGCTTAACGGTATGTTTAGAAACTAGGCGAAAAAATAATCGCTTTCGAGCACCTCCTTTAAGTTGAGTGTACCTTTGGCTGGTGGGGGAGGTACGATTACCCCCTGCGGTAGTGTAGCTACTGCGCTAGTGTAGAGATTAAGTAAGACATCATTGTCTTCATACATCTCTACGAATGCTTCTCGTAATTTATTGTTGAGCAGGGGCATGTTAGGACTATGTGTTCCGTAACTATCGTGCACCATTGCAAAATCTGTTATGCCCTCATCAATACATTTGCTTACAGTAAACGTAAGCGCTGCTGCATCCAGTGAGTGTACGAAGTTGGGGGATGCACCTGATAACATCTTACGTCTATCGATACTTGCGTCATCTGTCTCTCTATACCTTAACGAAATCACTGAACCGTTAAGGTGAGACTGAACTCTTTTAGATGTACTGTTAGGATAGTGCTGGCGTACCAAAAGATTCGTTGGTGTAATCCAGTTAAAAGATAAATCATTATCTACATACAGCTTTGCTATATCTTTAATATAAGTCATAGCGGAGAACGCCGAGATGATTACTTCGTTGATAGCATCCCACACAAACCCTGCTAAGTACAGCGATGGATGAAAGAACTCATCACCCCACGGGTTACGTCCCTTACACTTCTCTTCTAAAGCATCTTTGATATAGTCACGGCATGAGTGACGTGTCCCGCTATAGGGAACAATCATCACAGGGCGCTTACATATCTTTCTACATACACCTATCTCAAGAAGCTGCCTTGCCATCAGCGTCCCCTCTTTCTCTAATAACTCTGTGGCCTTGGCTGCTACATCAGAATAAATGTCTTGTGGTATTTCGTTTGGTGTTAAATTAACTGCCCGACCGCCCTCCTCGTCCCTCAGCATCGCTGACAGGTGTTGTAAGCCGTTACATGAACCATCACTAGCGCAAGGTAAACGTGTCTCATAGGGCTTCCCAGCGGCTTTGGCGATGTTATACTCTGCCCATTCCTTACACCATGCGAGAGCTTGCCACGGTTTGTCTGCTTCTTGCCACCACTTATTACCAATCGGGTCGTTATAAACATCGATAGCGTTGCTGACATTCATGTACGCCCACATCTCACGGTCTTCTAAGCTAACCTTATCTACTCCAAAGACGTTAGCACCGTGGATAGCCAGCCATGTAGCATCTTCGGGGTTGTCCATAGTAGCTGAGTTACTGAACTCTAGCAGCGCTTTAGAATAGTCAGCGTTCTGTGGTGATAAGAATGATTCGACTGGGTACTTACGGCCTCTAAAGTCTAGCTGCCATACGAACCAGAAGTCATCGTGTTCTAGATACTCTTCAGCTAACTGAATTGTACGCTCCACTTGTATACGCCTTGACATATTGCGAGCGTTCTCTGAATAGATTTTATTCCGCTTACTTTTAAACTCTTTAAACTCTGGCTTCTGGTCTTCTCGTAAGAACTTAGGATCAACCGAGAAAGGGTAAGGTGGCACTGCGATGTTATCTCTAGGCGGTAATCCCTCCCACTCCTGTCCACTCTCCCATGCTGTACGTAAGACATCACAAACAAAACTGTTAATCTGCCACGGTGTGTGCTGTAAGGCGTTCACACATTTGTATTCAACCGCTACGTCCTGCTCATTAAACTTCTCTATATACTCTTCAACATGCTTCTTCATAATCCATGTACTCGCAGGAAAGGTTTTTTGTTTATGTGATCGCTGTAGTATCCACCACCAAAGAACTCCGTCCAGTCTTTAGGCTTAACAATGCAAGGACTGTAACGTGGTAGGTTACTCTGGTTTGTTTCATTGAATGCTTGTATCCACTGTAGTGTGTCCTCTGTAGCCTGAAGGTAAGATACTGCTCTTCGGCGTTGATACTCTCGTCTGATCTTTACAAGGCCAGTCTCTTGGATAACTAAATCAATTAAGCGAATGCCTATGTGTATTCTATCTGTGTCCGACCATATGGGAATATCAATCCCATCTAACTTCATCTTATGGTTAAGGCCGTGGCGCTTGTGATCAAAACCTTTATCTGATTTCTTGTTGGCCATGTCGATAAGGTTCTTAGCTGTCTCCCTGTCTTCCTTTAACCAACGATCTAAGCGTATCTGTGTTTCGATGTTGACTCCCACAAGGCGAGCCACGTTAAGTAAAGGGACATTAGCTGCCACCTTATCTATAACTGATATGAGCGTGAGGTATGATGCCTGCTCAGGTTTGATGCCTTGTAATAGTTTGTACGTTATATCTCTGTTGCTTGTTTTTTCTTTAACTAACTTTTTAATACCATCAGCCAGTGGTTCACACACACCAGCGATGATAGCCCTACCGTGTAATGTTTTGGAACTAAGACTCTTCCCTACTAAGTCATTAAGTTGTTTGTTATATCTATCTACACCTGACTGAAGCATGAGATACTCCAGCTCTAATTGTTGCTGCATTGTAGCCATGTCTAACCCTCTAGTTGGGACACGAATGGGTGTATATGTGGCCTGATTCATAACTAACTACGGTTGCGTAGTATACAGGACACTCGGTTTTTCTTTATGTGCTTCATTTCTAATCTAACTTTCATCGGTTGCGGAGATAGTACGTATGTGATTAGAAAACCGGTGCTCTATCCAGATGAGCTAAGAGCGCGGCTGAATACTTAGGTTTTCTAATCACGTTAGCGGAGACAAGGCCACATAAGGCCACATCTACGCCACACATTCTAGTTTGCTTCCAGTATGTTAATACCATCAAGTAAACCTTCAGGTGCGAGGTAAGCGTACTTCATTGTAGTCTGTATGTTGCGGTGTCCCATCCAATTTTTAACCTTGAATATATCCATACCGCCCATTACTAATTTACTACAACACGTACTGCGGAATGTTTTCCATATCGCATCTTGCATACCTGTTTTGTTTCTAAGCATATCCCACTGTCTTCTAAATTGCTTAGGGTGCTTTGTAAACTGCGTTCTTTCTACTGCCTCTAATACTCGTTCAGTGGCAGGTAATAATAAATCATCACCATTCTTGCGGTCTGGTATCATGAGCCCCCATTTGTTACCAATAGCGACTGGTTTGGGGTTGAACTTTAACAGCTCACTAGCTCGCATACCTGTATCGATACTAACGACTGCTGCATCGTGTAGGTACTGTTGATCCATATCAAGCAATGTCCATAGTATTAATTTTTCCTGCTCAAGGTTGAACCATTTAACAGAGTGCTGCGTTTCTTTAGCTCTATGTATTCTTGGTAGCTCAGTAAGCTGTCTGTTATCGACTGCCATCTGCAAGCCCTGACGTAGGCATGATAAGTGACGATTAATTGTACCGCCTGACCTGCCCTGCTTCTTCATCATGGTAACGTAGCCTTTAACGAGCTGCGTATCAATCTTACTAACAGGTGTTTTAAAGCCAAACCATTTATTTAATAGCTTGATGGTACACAGCATATTGTAATCATTCTTTCCACCCTCCCACAATGTCTCGTGCGCTTCGTCAAGTGACTTGCCTAACGACCAAGCCGAAGATACTCCTGTGTCGGAGTTAATGTGTGTAGGGGGCAGCAATCCACGTTGTAAGGCGTGTCGTGCCTGTGCTTCCCAAAGTGTAGCGTCTGCATGATTAACAAAAGACTTACGTGCCTTTCGTCCATCAACAGAAGCGTACGCTTGAAAAGATTTCCCTCTTTGTATAACGCTCATAACCTAATCCTCCTCGCTAATGCTCGACCTTTCTTGGTCACCTCGATAAACTTCTCAATACGTCTATCGGGGTTCTCGTATAGTGATACCAACCCATGATCCACTAACGCTCGTAAGTTTCTACTGGCGCTGGCACTTGATGTGTCCATCAATGCCCCAATATCACAGACTCGCATATCTTTTCCCATAACAAACACGTTCTGTGCTATTTGCAGGAAACAAAAGATAGCTTGACCGTGTAACCACGGATCAATCTTCCTGAACTCGTTTAGTATTCTTAGGTGTTCTTTTAAGTCTCGACCAGACAATACATCCCCCTAACCAACTGATAAAAATATCAGCCCCATTCTTGCATAGTCTAGGTATTAAATATCTCCCATAAAAACACCTACACAATGCTATTTCGTTTCGTAAAAATCTAATTAGCATCACAGCTCCTTTATTGTCAACGTATTTAGTTACGATGTAGGGGTAAGTCAACTATTTTAGGGTGTTAAACATACGATTTACTGATTCAATGTGAATCACTTATTTTACTTGACTTGAATCCTGAATCCATCCTGTCTGTGGATAACCCCATTGTCTGTATATACATAGCATCCTCGTCTATTGGTGGCGGTAATTCACTGTTATATTTAGGTAGGTACTTACCATACTTCTTATTGAACTCCCGTATGGCAGCATCAGGTACAATTATCTTATCCATCATCACCCACCTCCCACGTAATCACGTTCTTCTTCTGACCAGTACATATCACTACCATCATCCGCTAAGGTACGTATAGAACCAGCTACGCTATCGTTTTGTAAATCAGTTAGGGTGTTGATAGCATCAGTGTAGTTATCAAACCTTAAACTATAAGCACCCTGTGCATTTGCCCACTCTACTAAGTACATTATACTTCTGCTCCTGCTATTTTCCACATACGGTACTTGCTACCCTCTCGCCGTCTAGCTGCGCTGTAACCTTTGCGGGCGCAAGCCTTTCTAAATGTGCGGCAATCGTTTTGCTCTTTAGTTAAGAACGAATCCCCTACGCTCATCATCTCTACTACACGATCCCACTTACCTACTTTCTTTAACGGAATTTGTTTCTCGATTTTAATATACATTGTGTTTCCCTCTAGTTGCTGCGTTATAGTGTTTTACCCATCGTTCTGCTTTCGCTCTGTCACCATCTAGTGCTGCTTGCATGGCGTTGTAAGTGTAACAGATACCATCATCGTGAATCTCTAAATAATTATGCTTGGTAATAAAATAAAAAAACATTAGTGCGTCTTCTAGCTCCTCCCCAGTTACACTAGTTGGATTGCTAATCCATTTACTCGTTAAGTTTACACAGTTATTTAACTTAGCCTTTAGTGTTGCTTCAGTGTAGATTTCTAGCCCCTCAGCGTCCATTACATAAACTCCGATTCAGATTCAAAGACATCATCTGTTGCGTTGAAGTAAGCGTGACTGCCTGAGCTTACGTTATACATGTACACATATTCTTTATCGTTCCAGTGAAAAGGTTTAGCTGTGCCATTACTAGCTGGCCGCCATTGATCTGAGCCATGAAAATCTAACAGATCGACTGTCGCTTGCTGTGTGGCTTCGTGCTGCGCTTCCTTACCGAATATGCGATCGTGGTTAGTGTGATACCATTCAGTATTTGTTGGCCGTCTGCTGCTGCCTTTACCGTTTTGTGCTGTGTCTTGCATGGTGTGCTGCCTCCGCTATGTTAATGTTGCTTTGCACTTTGAATAGATAGAGATCAGATACTAATTTCTCTAGCCGCTCTATATATTCACGCTCTGCTATCTGTTGCTTCATTGGTATACAAAATTCTTGCCCTTCATAATCCTCTGTTTCTACCTCCTCTGCGAATGCCTTTGGCATGGTCATTATGTTAGTGGCGGCCACCAGTACAGCGCAGCCGATTATGATTTGTAGTTTGTCTTTGTAGTTCATGC